TATGGTTGGCGAGTTGTCAATCTAACACAAGAAGAACGAGAGAGGGCATTCAATGCCCGCAAGGGATTAGCGGATCATTGGGGTATGGATCAGGAGTTAAATCCGCCTCATGGTATGAGTGAGTTGCCAAATACTGAGTAGTGTGCCATAATGGCATTGGGAAACTTACCTACACCTATGCTAACTAGGGCAAGGTTAATGCAAAAGCAGGTAAAGTTTTCCTCACCCTATACTATGAATTGTCATGCTCTGGACTGCCCAGATTAAAATGAATGGTAAACTCTTCATAAAAGAGTTTGAGAGTTTAAGTGCATTTAGACGAGATGCCTTACTGGAGGCAAGATCAAGATTTGGAACAGATGAAATTGTATTATATCCAGCATAATGACATTATCTAAAGAGACAGTAAACAAACTTGCTGATGCTATGACTCTTGAAGTTATAGAATATATCACCAAATCACCTAAAATAACTACATTCTTATATGAAATGGTAGGTGAAGCATTGTGTGAAACACTTGGTAATAAACAAGCAGATGGATCTTGTTCATTTGATGGTAGCAAACTGGTTCCCGCAGTTGTTGATAGATTGAGAATTAATATTATACCTAATAGTATGCCATCTGACCCAGCGGATTTATGATTTGGAGGATATGGAAGTATGCCTTGGGAAGTTTCTCGGATAATACAACTGCAAAGTACGATAATACAGTCTGTATTATTAGGAGTCTTATTCTGCTTACTTATCTTACCACCAATATTTTTATTGTTGCTGGTGTTATAAGACACTGGGATAAGGACAGTCAGGAAACTGGCACAAAGGTGGTTGAAATATATGACGTTTGAGACTATATTATAGAAGTGGAGGGGAGTCATGCTATGTAAGGACTCTAAACGGTAGACACCTCACCACATTCTTTTATATAATGTGAACTATGTCATCAATCAAAGTGCCAGAAAATTACACTCAACCAACTGAAACACAGTTGAAAGTATTAGTGTTAAGATGGACAACTGATTTATGCCGTTGTTTGGAAGCACAGTATAAGGACTATTCCTTACGCTCTGCAATTAGAAACAATCAAGGTGAAACACCTTCACCATATCTTCAAGAAAGAGTAAGGAAGATTGAGAATGATGAGGATCTAATGAAGTTCCGAATCCAAAAAGGTAGGAAATATTATAAGATCATCCAACAAGACTGCCGTGATGGTGAGTACAGGGATGGTTCAGTTCATGCCTTTGTTGATAAGAATACAGGTGAAGTTTACAAACCTGCTTCTTGGAAGTCTCCTGCTGCTATTGTTAGATATGATATGAGGATTATTAACCAACGTGAGGCAATGTATGCCAACTGCGATTGGGCAGGTGGTTATCTTTACTTAAGATGAGAACAGTAACTATTAGCAGGCAGATAGGATCAGTTTTGGTCGTATCTGCCTATTTTATTGTATTGCATGTTAGTGTACTTTATGGTACAATGTTACATGCCACATCATGCTTATTAAGCATACCGTTCTTTGTAAGAACTAAGGCGTATGATGTAGTTGCAATGTTATCATTTATGGTGATAGTATCCGCATCAAAATTCATACAAATGATCCTCTAAATACTACAGATTTGACAATACTATGGGTTACGATTCACTCAATGCTCCTGAAGCAAATGCAGAAGTTCAGTCAGGTAAACTTGGCAGACTAGAGAAGCAACTGCAACAAACTATGAAAACTATTGGTAATCTTGATGAAAGATTAACATCAATAGAGTCAATGGTTAATGCAGCATTGCTTAAACAGCAAGATGATATTTTAGGTCTAGTTGCTGACATTAATGTACTTAAAGGTAATAGAGAGTATGAGACAGCAGCAAATAAGTTTGATATGGATGCTCAAGTTGGTCAACATCCTGATGCTCCACCAGTACCAACGCCACCAGTTGGATAGGTGTCCACTGCTGGTTGCCTTGTGATACAGGGCATGCCATAATACTATCAGTTCAATGAATTTGATTTATGGATGAATTTGAAGTTGGTTACGAGATCCTCGAACAGTTGTCTAATACTAATGAGGATGACTGGTTAAGCAACATTGAAGGAGTGAAGGAAGTGTTTGACCCTGAGACAGAGAAACTGTTGAAACAGTTTTAGAACTGTCACATACCCCTGCACAGCAGGGGTTTTTTCATGTATAATATTATTATTGACACAAAACTATGAAACTGCGTGAACATCAATCACAGATAGTTGATACCATGCAGCAACACAGTAAGGGACAAATCATTGTACCTACTGGCGGTGGTAAAACTATTTGTATGATAAAAGATGCTGAAAGGCATCTATTTAATCTCGGTAATAGAGATAACAAGACCATAGTAGTTGTTGCTCCTAGAATACTATTGGCACAACAATTATGTAAAGAATTCATGGAAGTTCTTACTGGTGCTATGCTTACTGATAAGAATGTATTGCATGTACATAGTGGCGAGACTCCATACAAAACAACAACACAGAAAGATGAAATATATCTTTGGTATAAGAATACGCATGGTCACAAATTAATCTTCTCAACATATCAGTCACTTCATAAAGTAATGAGATCAACGATTGATGTTGATACGATATACTTTGATGAGGCACATAATAGTGTTCAGAAGAACTATATTGAGGCAGTTACTCACTTATCTAATATTGCAGATAGAAAGTATTTCTTTACTGCTACACCTAAAGAGTCTAAGAGTAGAGTTGCTATGAATGATGTGAGTATATTTGGTAAGAGAATTGTTGATGTACCTGCTCCAGACTTGGTTAAGCAAGGTTATATTTTAGAACCAAAAGTTAGGGCAAAGAAATATAACTGTGGATTCTATCAGAGTACAGAATTGATTGATAAAGAGGTCATCTTAGATGCTCTTAAGAATGAAGATCACATGACTAAAGTGTTAGTCACTGCCAAATCTACCACTAATATTCATAAACTACTTACCAAAACAGATTTTATGGCAATATGCCATGAAATGAGATATAATGTTATGCACATCACTTCTAAGTTTGGTGCTATCATTAATGGTAAGAAAGTATCAAGGAAAGTATTCTTTGATATTATGAATAAGTGGGGTAAGGATGAATCTAAGAAGTTTGTTATGTTTCATCATTCTATACTATCTGAAGGTATGAATGTATCAGGATTAACTGGTTGCATATTACTTAGAAACTTAGATCTTATCACAATGGCACAAACTATTGGTAGAGTTATTCGTCTACATGATAACGACAAACAACATATTGATGCTGGTACGTTAATACCAGGCAATTTCGAGGGATACCATAAACCATTTGGTAAGATGTTTGTACCAGTATATTCTAACATTGGTATAGGTACAGAGAGGCGTCTAAACTCAGTTGTGGACACTATCTTTACAAAAGGTGAAGCACAAGTGTCTATTGCCAGAAAGTAGACTAGATAGTATAATAGAAATCATGGAGGCAGTGGTATGCGACAAATTGATAAGATTCGTCAACGATGCCTGCAAGAAATTGATAATCATTATGCTTATAGAATGACTGAGTTAGTTGATAAAATGCGTCTTGAAGATGCTGAGTCAATTATGCACGAAATGACGTATAGTGGCAATGAAGAAGATGATGAAGATTTATTCTTAGATGATTTAACTGAGTGGAATGCTGATGAAATGAAAGGTATTTTCTTTGAAGATCTAAATGAAACTGTTGATGATGAGTAAACAAGAGAGAGAAGATAAGAAACATATAGAACAGTTAGTTTATCCTAATCATTTAAAGTTTCTGAAGAAACTTAAAGCAGAATTAAAGAAAGATAAGAAAGGCACTAAAATGCAATCAAACAAACGCAAATCTCGAAAGAATTATAAGAAGAAATGAACCAGTCTTTGATGTTATTTGCCATTGGCATTATGAAGTTTGATGTTATCAACTGGGAGGATAAGAAACCTAAGTTGCTCGAACTGATTGATTTTGATGATGAATGTGTAGATGGCAATGAGTGTTATACAGATTACTTTAAGTATGGTACAAGACCACCATACTTTGATAGTTTTGTGGACATAATGAAGGATGATTTTGATAACATTGCGAATGAATATACAGAGGGGTTGAGTGATAGATATAGAGGAGAATGTCCCTTTAAGTCGCTCGAATCGTGGCAATTATGGTCACAAAGATATACTAATGGTCAACATCATGGAGCACATAATCATGGAATGATGAATATTAGTTGTGTATTATATGTTGAATTTGATGAAAATGAACATATACCAACAACATTTTATTCACCATTTCCTAATCCTTTTTATGGTACAGTAGGTAAGGCAACGCCTCCAGTTAAGGAAGGCAATATTATTGCATTTCCTTCACTATTGTTACATGAAGCACCAGTTCAATCATCAACTAAACCTAGAACTATTATGTCCTTTAATATACCTTTACTATAATGTACGAAATCAAAGTAAATCTATCTGATGAACAATATAACTTACTAAGTGAAGCATTGTTCTTCTATTCTGAGGAGAAAGATGTAGGAAATAGTATAGAAGAATTGGAAGACTTAATTGATAGTAACTCACATAAAGTTAGTGTAACAAGAAAATATATAAGACCAGAGGCGGACTGTGACATTTAACAAAGTGGCACACTAATCCCCCATTTGGTTGTAATATCGGGTATTATATAAGAGTGGAAGGCAAGGGTAGCGGAGACCTTCAATTAAGTTATGTAGAATACGCTTTTAAGGCGAACCTCTTCCACACTATTCACACTCGCATTATTAATCTATGCCAACTGCATCTACCGCAAAGAGAACAACAACTCCACGCAAAAGACGCACTCGCAAAGTAACAGCAACCGCCCCTAAGTCTGCCCCTCTAAATACTACACCAGTCACAAAGATTATGGAAGAAGTTAAAGCAGAGGCACCAAAAGTTGAAACTAATGTATCAACTAAGACTTGGGTTGAAAGATATCAAGAATTAGATGGATTCTCAGTCATTGTTATTCCATTTCTATTCCTTGAGGCAGGTACTAAAGAACTTTTGAAGGTTTTGGGAACTCTTAAAGTCCCTGCCTAACCACTCTACAAAGTGTCACAAGACCCCTTTCGAGGGGTCTTTTTTTATGGTATCATAAGTATATGACAAACAAAAACACTCATTTAGAACATCCTGAAGATTCTATTCTCAATAAGGGAAAAGATGGTGCATTAAATGTACTTAACTTCCTTAAAGAAAAGAATAGCGAACTATCAGTAAAATATGATGGTGCGCCTGCTATAGTGTGGGGAATTAACCCAGAAAATGATAAGTTCTTTGTAGGTACTAAGAGTGTATTTAATAAGAAAAAGATCAAGGTTAATTATACACATTATGATATAGAATTGAATCATGGAGATAATGCTAACGTTGCATCAATCCTTCACCTATGTTATGAGAAACTACCTAGAATTAAGGGAGTTTATCAAGGTGACTTCATAGGATTTGGTGGTGGTAATGTATATACACCCAACACAATTACCTATAAGTTTGATAAGAATGTAGATGAAGATATAGTTTTTGCTGCACATACTAAGTATGTTGGTAATACTTTGAAATCAATGATTGCAGAGTTTAACTATAAAGATGCTTGTGCAGAAGAGGTTAAGTTCTTATCAACTAACGCAGAACTATTGTTTACACCATTTGCAGTAGATTTACAGATCTCACTTGCTCAAACTGCGGTGCGATTTGTTAAGTTTCCTGATAAGAAACAAGGTGAACAAATTAAGATTGTTGTTAATAAGTTCATCAAAGAACAGAGAGAGTTAAATGCAAATGAACTTGCAAAAGAAACAGGATTTCATGCAAATCTATTTCATTTGTATAACTTTATCAGAGATATTAAACTCACATTAATGACAGCAATAGGAACAGATCAAGAAATTGAATGTTATATTAAGGACGTTAAATGTGAACATGAAGGTTATGTTATGACTAATAAGTATGGTACTTATAAGTTAATTAACCGTAAACAATTCAGTTATGCAAACTTTACAGTCAAAAAGGACTGGAAACGTTAGACCATGTGACACTTCGATTAGTGTCCACTAAATCCGCCATTCACTGGTGGATCTGTTATATTAGTATCAATGGAGGAATTCAATGAAAACAATCACATTTACCAATGAAGAGTTTGATGCTCTTAGTGGTATTATTGCAGATCGTTTGAATACTTTCCAAAAGAGTATTGCAAAACAACCTGAAGGAACTGATCCTCAATTTAGTGATATAAGAAACTATATTACATACGATTTGCATCAGAAACTATCAACTGCAAATTAAATTTAATAGTCCTGCCAAATGACTTTAAACTGGGTAGTTGTTAATCACCCTAAACAAATGCCTGTTTCAACATCAATCAACGACGTACTATTTCAACTAGAAGAAGCACAAACTGGTGCAGAATTGCTAGAAATTATTGAAGCATACGTTGATGGATTTGCTGGTAACTAAGTAACAACCAACGGGGCAATCTGTATTTTGATTGTCCCATTCTTTTTTTCACTATTTCACATTTATCATGGCAACAAGATCCCGAATTGGTTTACAATTAGACAACGGAAGTATCGTCTCTGTTTATCATCATTGGGATGGTTATCCACAGTGGTTAGGTGTTACTTTAAAAGCAAAGTTCAACACTAGAGATAAGATAGAGAAGTTAATTGATGGCGGAGATATGTCATCTTGCGACTCAAATGACGACTGGGATAGAAAAGAATTAGGTGAAACTGCCCCTCTATATTATAATGATAGAGGTGACAATACTGAACCTAGATTAGATTTAAACTTTGATGATTATGTGAGTAATGCTAATGCTTGTGAGGAGTATGTGTATGTATTCACCACAGATTCAAAATGGGAGTGTTATTCAATCAATCATTCTTATGATGATAATTATAACATAGTAGACACAAATGTCATCCCTGCGTTAATACCAAATCCAGAAAAGGAGGCAGTTGTAGCATGAAACCTCAAACAATGTTAGACTCTAAACTAACATCGCCTGAGTGTGATTTCTTGATTGATATATTAGGCGGAGTCGGTTCTATTAATAAATGTGCCGACAAGTTTAACGTCAATGTAAGAACAATTATCAAGAAATTAGGTGTTCAGGCAGACATCGCCGATGGCGAAGTTGAATACGTTGTTCGCTAATTATGACCATGACTTACCTCGATTTGTTAACAGAACTTGAGAACTTTGATGATGATAAGTTGCTCAAAGTCGTAACATTATATGACACTTCTCGCAATGAATTTGCACCTGTTGGTGTTAACTTTCACGAGACAGATTCCCCTTATTTGGAGATATAAATAATGTTGACTGACTCTCAATTACAACAAAGAAGGGATCTAATTCAAGATCTTGGTTATGCCATTAAAGAAGATAATCATCTTCTTGGTGAACTATTAGATGACTTAGTTTCCCGACTAAATGATAAAGAAGTGAAAGAATATGAAGTTTTAGTCGGTTCAATCTTTGGAGACTAATATGCTCGTAAGACAGTTACTTAATGCCCTTAAAGAATACAATCCTGAGGCATTTATTACAGTTGATGTTGATGGCGAGTATGATTACAGAGTAGAAGATGTAAAGAATAAAGGTCATTATACTATATTAGAGATTAAATCAGTACCAAAGTAGACACTAAACAAACTGTCACACAAGACCCCACAAGGGGTCTTTTTTCATGTATTATATAAATGTGGTCAAGTTCTGCCTTTATGGAGCAACAGACAAGACCACATTTCACATTTATTGGAGCAACTTATTCCTATGAAGTTTATTGTTTTTAGTGATCCAATTCAGTTTGCAGATGATTACACTTATGCAAACGTAATTGCGGATGATTATTATAACAAAACTGGGAAGATTGTTGCTGTTGAAGAAGTATCTTCAGTTCATCAATTTCCTAGTCAAAATGCTAATCATTACAAAGTAATGGGGTTAGCATAATGAGAAAATTGGGTCTAATCATCTTTGCATTTATGTTACTTACTAACACATTAAATGTAAGAACTAATGCAAGAATTATCACTTCTAATGTATTAGATAGTGCCAGCAATGTTATTCACCCTCATAGGAGTTATTAATGAAAGATTTACAAGAGTTTATTGACTATGTGTGGGATTTCTATAACCCACAATCTGATCTTTATCCGATTAAAGGTTTAACTAAGGATGACATTTTCCCTGCTATTGAAGAGTATTCCAGACGCATAAATGTAGCAAAAGAGAACAACAATCTCTATTACAATGTTACATATCAATGGGGTGATGGTGATACTTTAGACAGAGAAAGAGTCAGAGATATTATACTCGATCAACCACAATTCACATGGGGTTCTTAACAATGAAAGAATACCGATTGTGTGCATCCAGAGTAACAAACTATGTTGCATTTGTGGAGGCAGAGAGTAGAGATGAAGTGCAATCTATCATAGAAAGTGATACTATTGATTGGCAATTCATTGATGATGATGATTACGAAGTTTACACTATTGAGGAGGAAAACTAATGCAAACTGCAACCAAATCACTCGAACAATGGTTATCTGAATGTCCAGATGATTATGCGTTCCATTGTAGATTTATTGATGTTAAATTGGATGTGGAAAGTGTAGCAGAATCAGAAGAAGTTTCTCTTAATGATGAACAATTAGAACATGTAATTGATCGGTTTATAAACTTAGATTGGAGTATTAATAATGAGATAATAAGTGATTTAATTGAAGATGAATTGAGGGAGGCAGAATGAAGCAAATTACTTACACTTGTAACATCATTCTTGATAATGAAGATGACGTAAATGGTGAACATTTATGTGAAGAAATACAGTCATATTTGAATTCTGCGTATCACTATGATGAAGAAGATAAGATCGTTAAAGCAAAAGTAATAGGATACAAGATAGATAACATTACACCATTTCTTGCACGTTCTGAGTATTAATTAACATGGAAAGATCACAACACATTCCTAACATTGAAGAAGACCTAGATCGTCCTCACAATGTAACACTAACCGAGGGTGAAATTGGTGTCATTTTATGTACACTAGAAACCCTAATTGATGGTTACAAAGATTATAAAACAGAGTGTTTAGTTGTTAGGGAAATTGATAGTATCTTCGAGAAATTGGAGGGTATTGTTGATAACTACTATAACAACAAAATACGCAATGAGCAAAGAAATGTGTGACAGTTGAACAACCTACACACTCTCGGTTGAAATCGTCCCTTGATGACCTATAATAAGAGAGTAACAAACAAGGGAACAACCTTATGCAAACAAACGTGAGAGACTATTCCTACGATCAGTTACAAACTATCAAAAGTTTTTTTACTGAAGGTGAGTGGGAAACCCTCTATGCGTCAATGGATGATTACATTCATTATCAAGATGATGACGCACAAACAGAAGACCTAATAGGTGGAATTTCTGTAGAGGATAGAGTATCATCTATTCAATCAAAGATTCAGGGTTTACCTGACTAGAACTGGGGGTTAATCCCTTAGTTCTTTTTACTTTTTACTCTACTAATTCTTACTTAAATGTCTACTAATTCACAAGAAATGACCACAATTACAATGAATGAGGATCAATGGAGGACTGTAATTGATGCAGTCAATGATAAGTATCCTGATAGTGATTGCATGGACATTCTTATCAACAAAGTTAAGTATTTTCCAACATTTCTTATCAAAGAAGGGGTTTAATCCCCCTTCTTTTTTATTACAAACTGTTCTCTACTAATTAACACAATGGATCAACAATTACAACAAGAAGCAACAACAATTCTCGAATATGTTGAGGATACTGTTGAACATATATGCAATGAATATATGTTATCAGGTGAGAAAGTTTGGACAATGATAGGTTCACTTAGTAACTACAAATTGAGTGAGTTTCCTATTGATGAAGAAGACCTAATTGACTGGGACGCTGATAACGAAGAGGATGAAGATTATGATTGAAAATGTTACTAACTCCCCTAAAGATTGGGATGATTTTTGGAACAATTCCAAAGATATTACACCAGTCAAGAGTATAAACAAGGACGGCAATGTTCACTGTTTCATTGATAATGAAGAAGTAAATTGTCAGACTTGGGAGTATATCAAACCTTACCGAACTCTTCGCAATTACTTAACATGAAGACCTACTACATTTCAGATGGAACTGAATACAAAAGTCCAAAAATGTGGAGGAGGAAGTTATCAACTAAGGATGCAAGATACCTTACTTGGTCAACATCTTACAAAGACATTTCTTGGTGTTATTTCTCATCAATAGAGGATGATTTCAGACTATTACACAAACCACTTTCAGGAGTTTAGTTATGAATTACAGTCAAACTGCAAATCCCAATGCTACAAATAGTGAGTTAGATGCAAAAGTGATTGTAACACATAGGACATTAAGTTCTCCTGAGTTACAGATACTTAAGAATCAGTATTGTGATGCAATTATTGATAGCATGGATCACAAATCAATGGAACAATTTATATACCAGACTCTACAAGATGATTATGATAAGTATAATCAAATCGAAATGAAAGAGGAGATAGAGTTAACATTTGATGATGAAACTTATCGTGATATGCTTAACAATATATCAGAAAAAGAGTTAACAAAGTATAATTAAATGACAGTTGTTAAACTGTCACACATTTTCCCCATTTC